GAGAGCTCCTACCACGACCAAGAGAGCCAGAATACTCGCAGATCACTGCTAGTGTCAGCTACTGGTGGCGGCATTGCAGACAGCAAGCTCTATGGCATCGACCTAGTGGACCAGGGCAACTTAGCCCAGTCTGTAGACACCACAGTCTCCTCTCCGCTTCTACTGGAGCGTGTAGGTATAGACCTAGATGACCAAGGCATCCCTCTTAGCGGCTACAAGGTCATCTCCAAAGTCTACCCTCAGATGTCTACTGACAACTCAGATGCCACTTTTGGTTTTACCTTTGGTGCTGCTGATACTCCTAATGCTACCCCCAACTACCAGACTGAAGTCACCTTTGACTCCTCTGATGAGTACAAGGTGGATACACGGATTGCTGGTAGATACCTGTCATACAAGCTGACTACAGCCACACTCAAGGACTTTGCATTTAGTGGTATGGACGTTGAAGTTGTAGTCACAGGTCGGAGGTAGCTTATGTCACTATCTGACAAGATCAACATGCTGGTGTCTACTTACACAAGACGCCAAGCACCCAGCCTCAACCCTGACTTCCTACCCAACTATTTGCAGGAAGAACTCAGAGAGCTAGAGGCCTCTATACGGTCTCTCAGTGATGCAAGTGTGCAAGTGGCAGACAGAGCCCCAGAGAGCCCCCGTAAGGGCATGGTTCGCTATGCTGTGTCTCCTTGGAACCCACTAAACAATGGGACACAGGGGCTAGTTGTCTACAACGGCACAGCTTGGGTTGCAGTTTAACACTTATATAAAGAACAAAAGGAATATCATATGTGGGGCGCAATAATCGGCGGTGCCATGGGCCTTATGGGCGCAAACAAGCAAGCCAAGTCACAAGACGCAGCAACAGCAGCCCAGATGGCTGGCTTCAACCAATACAAACCATATGTGGACGCTAACCTATCTGGCGCACAAGCTGCACTAGGCGGTGTACTAGAGACTGGTGCCTACGGTGGTCAAACCCTAGCCGCACCAAACGACTTCCAGACTGGCACTGCCACAAACATGGGCAACATCGGCTCTAACCTCCAGAACTCTGGTTACGGCATGATGAACAATACGTCTGGCTTTGGCTCCAATGCCAACTCCTTGTTCAATCAGTACCAAGGCATGGCACAGGCAGCACAGGCTGACCGCTTAGGCACAGCCATGGACTACGCTAGTGCCAATGCAAACCCATTGGTTGACGCTGCGATGCGTGATGACCGCCGCAACCTACAAGAGAACACTCTGACAGGCATCGACCTTGCAGCAAGTAACTCAGGCAACATGAACTCCAGTCGTGCTGGCGTAGCTGAAGCAGTAGCCAACCGCGCCTTCGATGACCGCCGTGCTGATGTCGCCTTAGACGTACAAGACAGGCTCATTGACCGCAGCCTTGCCCAACAGTCACAGCAGTTCTCTGATCGTGGTAATGCGTTGCAGGGTGCAGGTATGGCCAACGAAGGCATACAGAACGCTTACACCCAAGGTCTCAATACACTGGGGCAGGGTGCCAACTTCGGTATGAACGCAGGCAACTCCCTGCAAGGCTATGACCAAGCGGCACTCAATGATGCACAGGCTGCTTTCGAGCGCCAGCGTGACTTTGAGATGCAGCAGCGTCAGGGCTACCAGTCTGGTATTCTAGGGAAGGCTCCAGCTGACGTAGGTACTATCACTGCAAACAAGGTTGACCCATACACAGGTGCCGCGATGGGAGCTATGAGTGGCTTTGGGTTCCAGCAGCAGTATGGAAGTCAAATTCCTTCTATGAACCAAATGGGTGACTCCATGAGAGGGTTCGCGCGTAACCTTGGGTTTAGCACTCGACCTTCATACGGTGGGGGAGGAAGATAATGTCACAATTTCCACAGTCTCTCCTAGAAGACCCAAACGTACTTTCGGGCGCTGCCAGTATGGGCATAACGCCAGAGGAATATATTGAGTACCTTAAGTCACAAATAGATAAACCACAGTCACCAGTTCTTGAGAACTTAGAGTCTGGTCCACGCATGGACACTGGTCCAACAGTTGCAACTCAGCCAGCTCCAGTTCTTACTCCCGGTGTTCCCGGCGAGGGTGTCATTGCAGCACCTGTTGCTAATCCAGCAGATGCCCCAACATCTTACGCTGACATGAGCCCCCAAGAGTTCCAAAGTATGGCACAGAACCCAGCAGGTGTTCCAGCAGGTGCTGAGTTCCCCGGTCTTGGTGCTGACTTCTCAGGCATTGAGCGTTTCGACAGTGCCATGGAGCAGCGTACACAAGCAGCCAGACAGGGCATTGATCAAGGTGTGTTACAGCAGCAAGCAGCATCTGGTGACGCAAGAGCCCTTGCAGAGCTAGAGCGCCGTAAGAACACAGTACAAAATGCTGGTGTTTTGCCTACAGCTAATAATGAGCCAATTCCTATGGGACAGGCTCCTGTAGACTTTGCAACTCTGGAAGCTCAGAACTCTACGAGCCCAGTCCTCATCAACACAACCACTCCAGCCCCTACCACTACAACAGCACCACAGTCACCAGCATTAAGTACAACATCAAGTACAACTGCCACTCGTGCCCCAGTACTCTCAAGAGGCGCAGGTAACATGACAGCTAATGCCCGTGGTTCCGCTTTAGGTATGATACCAAGAGGTGAAGCCTTGATACGAATTGGTGCCGCTGGTTACTCAGGTGCTCTCCAAGGTGATGGCATTGGTGCAGCTGGTCGTGAGTATGGTTCCATACAGGATGCCAACCGAGCTGCGGAAGTTGCAGCCGCTAAACAAGCAGAGGCAACGCGCCTTGCAGAGTTGAGGGCTAGAGGTACTGGTAAAGGTAAATCTGGAAACTTAGCTGGGCCTCCTACTGCTGTGTATAAGCAAGCTACTTTAAGCGCCATTACACGCATCAAAGACCTTTTAGCTTCAGAAAGTGGCTTTAATCCATTTGATAATTTGACTGGATGGACAGGTAGCCTTTTAAGCTCTGTGCCGGGAACGCCTGCACACGATGCGTTAAACTCAATTAATACTATTGAAGCAGCGGTAGGCTTTGATCGACTACAGAAAATGCGTGATGACAGCCCAACTGGTGGTGCTTTGGGTCAGGTTACGGAGCGAGAACTTGCGCTCTTGAGTCAATCACTTGGTTCATTGAAGCAGTCCTCTTCAAGAGAGCAATTCGTTGCCAACCTTGAAGCTGTTGAGAAGCACTACCAAGCAGCAGTTGCAGCCGTAGAGGCCCAACAAGCTGAGTGGTATCGTATGAATGGTGGGACAATGCCTGCCAAGCCTACAGCCGCACCAAGTAACACTGGATCATCCAATATGTCTGCTGCTGACGCCATTGTTGGCATTTAAGACTAACACGAGGAAGAACTATGGCTGAAGTCAATAGGATCGAGAAGTACGCCGAATGGCTCGTACAGAACAAAGACAAGCAGGGTACACCTGAGTTTGCTACTGTTGCCGAAGCGTACAAAACTATGCGTTCTGAGGCTTCAGCACCCACTTCACCCACACAAGCCGAAGCCCCAGCACAGGACACTAACGGCCCCATGCAGGGATTTGGTGCTGCCTTCCGTTCTGGCATCGACCAGCCTCTGGAAAACATGGCAGAGACAGCAGCGGCTGTTGGTGCAACTGGTACAGCAGAAACTCTGAGCAATCTTACGTCTGCACCTGAGAACTACGAGTCAGCATCCGCTAAGTTTATCGAAGGCGATGAAGATGGCTCTTTTGCCTACAGATACCTCCCGAAGGCTGCTGTTGAGCAAATTGGTCAGTATGCTGGCTCTCTTATCACACGAGCAGGCGGTGCTGCTGTTGGTACAGCTGTTGCTGGCCCAGCGGGTGGCGCTGTTGGTGCATTCGCTGGTCCGTTTGCCTTCGAGGCAGTCCAGCTCCTTGGCCCTATTGCCAATGAACGCGCACGGAACAACGGACGCGACAAGCCAAACAAAGATGACTTTATAGCTGCTGCACAAACGGCAGCGGCATCTGGTGCCCTAAACGCACTGATCCCCGGTAAAGGTGGTATCGTTAAGAGAACTGCCGCTGAGACTGCTACAGAAGGCGCACAGAGTGTCGTAGAGCAGACAGGTTCAACAGCAGGCACTGATGTAGGTCTACAGATTGACCCACGCCAAGCAGCTGGTGAGGCCATCTTGGGTGGTACAGCCGCTGGTGGTGTAAATGTTGCACTTACCACAGTGAATACTGCTGGCGACAAAGTGTTTAAGCCTAAAGAAGACCTAGATCCTGAGACATCCCAAGCTGCATCTGATGTGTCTGCATTGTTGCAGCGTGTTGCTGATGATAACGGCTACAACCTCAAGGATATTGACTCGAGCTCCAAGAAAGGTGCTGACCAAGCACTTGCAGGCGCTCGTTCAGAGCTAGTCGAGCAAGTAAAAGGTGCCGTAAAGGAACTGAAGAGGAAGGGCCAATACGAAGCTCTAAGCTCTAATGATCAGGCCATCTTTGATAGCGCCGTAGCTCAGTCCAACGGCAAGGTAGCTGCCACAGTCACCAAAAAGAACTTTGACTTCATGCAAGATCGGTTTGGTAACACAAGTGAGGGTCAAGTATTACTCAATGCCTTCCGCCGCTCCAACGTCCTGACTGAAGTCTACGCTGGTGGCCTCAAAGGCGGTGTGTCTAAGTTCACCGATATGTTTAACCCACTGCCTTCTATTGGTAGAGCCTATAATCCAGCTGGTATGGTAGCAGGCAACATCAACACTGGTGCAGCCTTAGCAACTGGTGGCGGCTCGTTAGCAGCACAGATACCTCTCGTAGTTGGTGGTCGTGCTATAGATGCAGTCACTGGACGCAGGTCCAAGGTTAATCGTTTTGTCAAGAAGAACCGTAAAGGCGATGGTCTTGCTGATCCTACAGCTCCAGAGGCTCGTAATCTCACGCAAGAAACTAAAGATCGTAGAGCTGCGCAATTAGCAATTGATGCTCAAGACAGATTGGACAGGAGAAACGCGGCAGATGCCAGACGCGATGCAAAAGACGCAAATCGTGCGGCAAAAGAGCGTGTAAAAGATGCTGAAAAAGCTGCAAAGGCACGGCAGCAAGCTGATGATGACCTCCGCAAGTTCGAAGAGGGCCAAAAGCAAGACTTCTTCAATGAGGAAGAGGCCAAGCGGAATGCACAGCAGTATGTCAATGGTGAGCGCCCACTTCCTAAGTCTCCTCGTGGCATAGTCCACTCTGCAATCTTTGAGACTTACGGTTCGCAACGGCGATCAGTAGCTGAACTTGATGCTGACATTATGAAGGCACTCGATGAAGTTCTGGCTGCACCATCCACCACTGTTGAGCGTAAGAGAGCTATCGTTGCCTATAAACAGTCACTCACGAGTGGTAAAAGTGTTTTAGACGGTAGTCCTCTCAACGATGTTACCTCTCTCATCCGGTCAAAATCTCTTAACTTTGAGTCAAAACCAAAGAAGAAGGTAACAAAACTGTCTGCTGCGAAAGAGGCGGGTAAGATTGCCAACCAAGAGGCCCTTGCTGACCTCAAAAAAGCGATGGACAGTGATACATCAATAAGAGCTGAAGATAGGGGTGTCCTAGACAAAGCATTTAATGAACTATCTGGCCCATTGGGTAAGAAGCCAATGAAGACGGTCAATAGGATAGCAAAAGAGGCTAACCGCGATCTGATGAACACCAGCCTCTTCGATAAGTACCTAAAGCCTTACATTGATCGTGTGAAGGAACAGCAAGAAGACTACCAGAAAACGGTAGGCTTTGACCTCTCTGGTGCTGAGTAACTCAAGGAAGCAAACAGTGAATAAGACAGCATTTGACTTGGTGCCCTTCTTACAGGGCATCGAAGCTATAAAGGCGTCTAGCCTCAGTAGTTCTGACAAAGACAAGGTACTTGCAGAGATGGCAGCGGCACTACCAGCCCCTGTGTTCTGTAAGTCCTGCCCAACGACCCTCAAGATCATTGGAACATTAGTAGGAGTAGCAGATGCCAGTGCCCAAAGTACCAAGAAAAAAGGCACCGAAGAAAGAGTTGACCCACCCAAACAGGGCGACGCCAAAAGCAAACAACTACTTCACAAACCTAATGAAAACCGAAGAGGGAAGGGCGCTAAGAAAGCAGTGGTCAACAAAAAAGCGTAAGAACGGGGGAAGACCACAGGGAACACCTGATGGCTACACCCTCGAAATGATTACGCCGATCAGGAAACAGGCAAAAGCAGATGCTGAAAGGATCGTAGCAATCATGGCCAAAGAGAATGAGATAGATGATGTGTATGCCATTGAGGCACTCAAGGCAGCAGTCGAAATCATGCGTGAACCGGGGCAAAACCGGGACCGCCTAACAGCAGCACGAATGGTCTTGGACTTTACCAAGACTAAGCCTGCCGCAAAGAGCGAAGTCACTATCGGTAAAGCCGAGGCATTTCTGGAGTCGCTCTTAGTAGTCACTCCAGAGGATGAGCAAGCCGAAGATGGACAAGAGACTTAAAGTAGTACGCCGCAAACTATACGATGACTTTGACTTTTATAGTAAGTCAGCCCTAAAGATCAGAACCAAGGACGGTGACATCGCGTCACTCAACTTGAAGCCAGCCCAGCGCATTCTCCAGAAGGCCGTAGAGGACCAGATGGAGACTGAGGGCAAGGTTCGCATCATTATCTTGAAGGCCCGACAGCAGGGTCTATCGACCTATGTAGGCGGCTATCTGTACTTTAACGTGTCCCAACGTAAAGCCTGCAAGGCTATGGTTGTCACACACCACTCCGACAGTACCCGTGCCCTCTTCGACATGACCAAGAGATACCACGAGAACTGCCCTGAGTTACTCAAGCCTCACACTAAGTATAGTTCTCGCCGGGAACTTACGTTTGATGTCTTAGACAGTTCGTTTGTGGTTGCCACAGCTGGTGGTGAGAGCATTGGTCGAGGTGAAACTCTTACCCATGTTCATGCCTCAGAACTTGCCTTCTGGCAGAAGTCTACCGCTCTGGAGAACTGGAACGGTATGACACAGGCTGTACCCAACAAGAAGGGCACTGCCATCTTTGTCGAAAG